AAGACAGCTTCAAGCTATTCTACCACGTATGGGATTTGAAATCTCTGGTATTACCTATGATGCCTCTAGAAAACAGAATAGTCTACTGAAAGCATCAAAGCCAATTACCGGTGGCACAACCGCATCATCGGCATACATGGGTGCTCCATACGATCTAAACTTCCAGCTAACTGTTTATGCTCGTAACATTGATGATGGTACACAGATTGTTGAACAGATACTACCATTCTTTAATCCAGACTTTACCGTTTCAGCATCTATGGTACCTGATCTAGGTTTCGTCAAAGATATACCAGTCATTCTCAACAATGTCACTAATAACATTGAGTATGAAGGCAACTACGATTCCGTAAGATATGTATATTGGACTCTTAACTTTACAATGAAGCTACACTACTATGGTCCAATTACAACACCTAAGATCATTCGTACCGTTTATGCCAACATTCATAACAATAACAATTTAGGTCCAACATACATTACCAAAATGATGCTTGCCAATACAGCAGGCACATTCAAGCAGGAAGATGTGGTTTTCCAAGGCAGCAGTCTAAAGTGGGCTGATGCTCAAGGTATTGTTATGCATTATAATCCTGTTGATGATGTATTGACACTAGGAGCCACACAAGGCACCTTTACGGTTAACAATACTATTCATGCAGCATCTACCAATGGTGTTGCTCAAATATACAGCCTAATAACAGAAGCGGCCAAGACAGTCGAAATCAAGGTTGAACCAGATCCGATCACCGCACAACCTGGTGATGACTATGGCTATACTACCACTATTACAGAGTGGACGGACTAAATAGAAGAAATAACTAGGATAGAGGCAAATGTCACAACTTATCATCAATGTGGGCACAGTAGCTAACGACGGTACCGGCGATACAATTCGTGGCGCCTTTACCAATGTCAATGCTAACTTTACGGAAGTTTATGCCAACCTAAACGGACTAGCAGCAAATGTGGCCAGTATTGATGCCGGACAGAATACTGCTCTTAGTTTCGCTTACGTAACAGCAAACACCGCTTATGATAAAGCTAACGCTGCTAACCTACTAGCATATAATGTTGGTGTCAATGCCAACCTATACTCCGAGTCAATCGGTGCAGTAGGAAATGCATATGCAACCGCTGTCGGTTTAGCTTCTAACTCATATGCCAATTCAGTAGGCACATCGGGAAATGCATATGCAGTTACAATCGGAACTGCTGGTAATACCTATGCATCAATTCTAGTGGCTAACAATGCAGTTGGTGCTAATGCATGGACTAATACTGTTTCTGTTACCATTACAAACTGGGCAAACTCAAAGTTCGAGGTTGTAGCAAATACCACAGCACTAACTAATGCTGTCAATGCTGCCTTCACCAAAGCCAACACAGCTTTCCAGAACGCATCAGGTACACTCATCGGTAACTTTATTGCCACTGGTTCAATTTCAGACGGTGTTGGTGTTGTTAGAGAAAGATACACCAGATCAGCCGACACAGACATTCCAGTTTTGACCGCAGGTTCGGTTATCATTGCCAATAGCAGCAACAATATCACTGTCAATGTTCCTGATGATTATCAATTCTTGGTATTCCCAAATGTAGGTACAGCAATTGAAGTTATACAGTATGGTCCAGGACAAACAAGAATCAAAGCAAATAGCGGTAGTGTAAACGTTCTTTCATCTAATAACTGGGCTAACATTGCTGGTCAGTATCTATCAGCAACCCTAACCAAAGTCCACTCAAATACATGGGTTCTAACAGGTAATCTAAAAACGTAAGGTATATTATGGGTGTTGAGAAAAACTTATCAGATGCTTTAGGCATCGAACACTTGCCTGTGACTAAAGAAGAAGTCAAGCAAGAAGTTATTGAATATGTTCCTGCTGATAGTAATGATGATCAAGATGAAGATTACCGTCTAGTCAGAAACACTTTACGCAATCTTATCGAAAAGGGTAATGATGCCCTTGAAGATATCTCCACTATTGCCAGACAGAACGAATCCGCTCGTGGATTCGAGGTTGTCGCCAATCTAATTAAGACTGTAGGTGAAACGTCGAAAGACTTGTATAACCTACAAAAGATGAAACGTGACTTGAAAGAGCCTAATCCTGAAACTGATCCTCGCAAGAAAACTTCCGAAGGCATCAATGTGGAGCAGGCCGTATTCGTAGGTTCTACAGCCGAACTATTAGCGGCTATTAAGAACAAGAAAGAGCAAGATGGCCAGGACGCCGTTTAGTTATCAGAATAACCCTAACCTGCCTAATGAGCAGTATCGTCATTCTTTTACCCAAGCCGAACTTGATGAATATATCAAGTGTGCGGATGATCCTGTTTACTTTTCCAAGAAGTATATTAAGATCATCAACGTTGACCGTGGTCTTATGCCCTTTGAAATGTGGGACTTTCAGGAGCGTATGCTTCAATCGTTTCATGATAATCGTTTCTCTATTTGCAAGCTACCTCGACAGGTCGGTAAGTCAACCACCAGTGTGGCTTATATTCTTCATCAAGTATTGTTCAATGAGAACTTTGTGGTTGCTATTCTTGCTAACCGTGCTCCAACTGCCCGTGAGTTGCTACAGAAACTAAAGCTGGCTTTTGAGTATCTGCCTATGTTTCTCAAGCAAGGTATCAAAGAGTGGAACAAGGGTTCTATCTATCTTGCTAATGGTTCGAGAGTTCTAGCAGATTCCACCTCAGGTTCCTCTGTCCGTGGTTTCTCGTTCAACCTAATCTTTCTGGACGAGTTTGCGTTCGTTCCCAACAATATTGCGGAAGAGTTCTTTAACTCAACATATCCTACCATTTCATCTGGTAAAACTTCTAAGGTTGTTATCGTTTCTACTCCTAACGGTATGAACCTGTTCTATAAGATGTGGACTAAAGCGGTTGAAAAGACCAGCACCTATATTCCTATTGAGATCCATTGGTCGATGGTACCTGGTCGTGATGCCAAGTGGGCAGAAGAAACCATTAGAAACACCAGCCAAAGACAGTTCGACCAAGAATTTGGTTGTGAGTTCTTAGGTTCATCTAACACACTAATCAACGGTGCCAAGCTAGCCTCTCTACACTGGAAAGAGCCTGTTGCACGTAACGAATGTATGGATATCTTTGAGCAAGCAGTACCAAAGCATACCTATGTGCTATGTGCGGACGTGGCCGAAGGTCAAGGTCTCGACTATTCCACCTTCTCTATCTTTGACGTTAGTGAGGTACCGTACCGTCAGGTAGCTAAATATAGAAACAACGAAATTAGCCCCATGCTACTACCAGCAGTCATCTATTCGGCTGCCAAGAGGTATAACGAGGCTTTCGTTCTAATTGAGATTAACTCTATTGGTCTACAGGTAGCAGATATTCTACATTATGAATTGAACTATGAAAATCTGCTAAAGTTCCAGCAAAAAGGTAAGCAAGGTACCCAGTGGTCAGGTGGTTTCGCCGCTGGTAAGAACAAGCTAGCCTTTGGTCTAAAGATCACAGCACAGTCCAAAATGATCGGTTGTGCTAACCTCAAGACGCTGGTGGAAAGTGATAAGCTAATACTAAACGATGAAGATACCATTACCGAGTTATTCTCATTCTCCGCAGACAAAAAGACCTTCAAGGCGGAAGAAGGTTCTAATGACGATTTGGCCATGACACTGGTTCACTTTGGCTGGTTGACCGCCCAAAAGCTATTCAAAGAGACCGTTTCTAACGATATTCGCTACGTTCTACAGAAAGAGTTGTCATATCTGGAAGATGTAGAAAATGTGCCTTTTGGATTTATTGATAACGGAATCGATAGTCCTCATGACACTGAAATTGATGCCGCCGGTGATCGATGGGTCCGTGAAAGAGAGCAGCTATATCCATTTGACGATCTAAACTATGCTTGGGGTAGCAGACTATAGTTCTGAAAAACAAGAAAACGATAAATAAGGTTTGAAATGGATTTTACACCATTCCAACCTATAAAGGAGTAAAAGATGGTATATCAACTTTCCCCAGGCGTGGCTTGGTCAGAAATTGACCTTACGACCGTAGTTCCCGCCGTTTCGACTACAGAAGGGGCGTTTGCCGGAAACTTTGATTGGGGTCCTATTGACCAGGTTGTGACAATTGCTAATGAAGTTGAACTAGTTCGCTGGTTCGGTAAGCCTTCAGATAATACAGCAGTTTCATTCTTCACCGCAGCTAACTTCCTAGCTTATGGTGATAACCTACGAGTAGTTCGTTCAGCAAATACAGCCGGTGCCAAAAACGCTACCTCTGGTAACACAGCAGCTATTATTAAGAACCGTGATGACTGGGACCTAAACTGGGACGTATTCAGCACAAACAGCCCAACCTATGGTATGTTTGCTGGTCGTTATGCTGGTACACTAGGTAATGGTCTACGTGTTTGCATGTTCGCTAACGCAGGTATTTCTTCAACTAACGCAGACTGGACCAATTGGGAACAGGCAGCACAGTTCGATGGTCCTCCAGGCACATCAAAGTATGCACAAGATCGTGGCGGTGCCAACGACGAAATGCACATTATCGTTCTAGATACCCTCGGTTATTTCACCGCTGGTATCGCTAATGCCGTTCTAGAAAAGTATTCAAACGTTTCTAAGGCTGTTGATGCCAAGAACGATGACGGTTCATCTAACTACTGGGTCAACGTTATAGCTGACAAATCAGCATACGTATGGCCAATTAACAACGCTATTGCCAATAACACTGTTCCTGTTGTTCAGACAGCAACATGGGGCAATACAGCACAGGGAACATCATTCACACAGGGTAATGCTTCATTCAACATTACACTAGCTGGTGGTGTTCTATCTTCACCAACTGACGGTAATCTACAGAACTCATACGTTCTATTCTCAGATACCGACGCTTATGACACCTCACTAATCATGACTGGTGGTGCTTCAAATACCGTATGTAAGTATGTTATCGATAACATTGCTGCTCCTGGTGGTACATATGGTCGTGGCGACGTAGTTGTATTCGTTTCACCACAATACACAGACGTTGTTAACCAGCCAGGTTCAGAGGTTACTAAGTCAATCGCTACACGTAACTTCTACGGTTCAACCTCATATGCCTTCATGGATTCTGGTTGGAAGAAGCAGTTCGATAAGTATAACAATGTTTATCGTATGGTTCCTCTAAACGGCGACATGGCCGGTCTATGTGCCCGTACCGACCAGACAAGAGATGCATGGTTCTCACCAGCAGGTCTAAATCGTGGTCAGGTTAAGAATGTAACCAAACTATCATGGATGCCAACAAAGGCAGACAGAGACAATCTATATAAGAACGGCATTAACCCTGTTGTAACCTTCAAGGGTGAAGGCACTGTTCTATATGGTGATAAGACACTACTTGCTAAGCCATCAGCCTTCGACCGTATTAACGTTCGTCGTCTGTTCATTGTTCTTGAGAAGTCAATTGCAAAGGCAGCAAAGTATTCACTATTCGAGTTCAACGATGAGTTCACACGTTCACAGTTCGTTGCTCTAGTAGAACCATTCCTACGTGATGTTAAAGGCCGTCGTGGCATCTATGACTTCAAGGTAGTTTGTGATGAAACAAACAATACTCAGCAAGTCATTGATAGCAACCAATTCGTCGGGGACATCTACATTAAGCCAGCACGTTCAATCAACTTCATACAGTTGAACTTCGTTGCTGTCAGAACCGGTGTTGCCTTCTCCGAAATTGTTGGCAAGTTCTAATAAATAAAGGAAAAGGAGAAAACACAAATGGCTTTTAATGTCAATCAATTCAGAGCAACCCTGGTAAACGACGGCGCCCGCCCAAGTTTATTCGAGGTTGTAATGACCTTGCCACCAATCCTTGGTGCAGCGCCATTGACAAACGACATCATCTTCCGTGTTAGAGCAACATCTCTACCAGGTGATGGAATTTCTCATATCGTTGTTCCATACTTTGGTCGTGAGATTAAGATTGCAGGTACCCGTACCTTCCCAGACTGGTCATTCACAATCATCAATGATGAAAACTTTGTGGCTCGTCGTAATCTTGAGACTTGGCTAAATGCTATCAACTCACACGTTGGTAACCTTCGTAGCCCAGCCGCTCTATCAGCAGCTTCATATCAGGCTGACGCTCTTATCACTCAGTTTGGTAAGGCTGGTAACGTCATTAAGATGTATAAGATGGTTGGTTGTTTCCCAACTGACGTTGCTGCTATTGACCTAGATTGGTCAATGGGTGACCAGATCGAAGAATTTGGTGTGACACTCGCCTATCAGTGGTGGGAATCACTCGACGGTTCTACAGACATTTCTGGTGCTTAATATATACTAATAGGATCCATGGGGCTTCGGTCCCATGGATTTTCATCATGTTTAAGGAGTAGGGACCATTCGCTTTTTTGGCTTTCAAATCGGCACTGACGATCAAGATAAAGTTGATCAACAAGGCCGACCACTACAAAAATCATTTGCTGTACCGCAATCTGACGATGGCGCCGTTACGGTTGCTGGCGCTGGTTACTATGGCACATATGTTGATCTAGATGGTACATTCAGAAACGAAACACAGCTAATCACCAAGTATCGTGAACTAGCTATTCAGCCTGAAATGGAAACTGCTCTTGACGAAATCGTTAATGAAGCTATCGTGGTTGAGGACTCTGGCACATCCGTTGAAATCAATATGGATGAAGTCAAGGCTCCTGCTCAGATCAAAAAGAAGATCGAAGAAGAATTTGAATATATCCTTAAACTACTAAACTTTGGTAACATGGGTCATGATATCTTCCGTCGTTGGTATATCGATGGTAGAATATACTATCACATTGTTATCGATGAAACTAGTCCTGCATTAGGTATTCAGGAACTAAAGTATATCGACCCTCGCCGTATTCGTAAGATCCGTGAAATCCAAAAGATGCGTGATCCAAATACTGGCGTCGAACTAATCAAAAAGACAATCGAATATTATCTCTATAACGAAAAGGGAATGATTGGTGCTGGCACTAATCTAGGCGCAAAGATCGCAGTTGATTCGATTGTTAATGTCAATTCGGGTATCATGGATCCAAAGCAGACCATGGTGCTTTCCTATCTGCACAAAGCAATCAAGCCATTCAACAATCTAAGAATGGTTGAAGATGCTACCGTTATCTATCGTCTATCTCGTGCACCAGAGCGCCGTGTATTCTATATTGACGTTGGTAACATGCCTACAGTTAAAGCGGAACAGTATGTCCGTGATATCATGGTCAAGTATCGTAACAAGCTAGTTTACGATTCCAATACTGGTGAAATCAAGGATGACCGCAAGCACCTATCAATGCTAGAGGACTTCTGGCTACCACGCCGTGAAGGTTCCAAAGGTACAGAAATCTCTACACTAGAAGGCGCACGTAACCTAGGTGAAATGGAAGACGTTAAGTATTTCCAGAGTAAGCTATACAGATCACTAAACGTTCCAATTGGTCGTATGGAAGCACAGCAAGGCTTCTCTCTAGGTAGAACAACCGAAATCAATCGTGACGAAATCAAGTTTAACAAGTTTGTTACCAGACTTCGCAATAAGTTCTCTACACTATTCGATGACCTTCTTCGTGTTCAGCTAGTTCTTAAAAGAATTTGTACCGAAGAGGAATGGAAAGAGTTTAAAGAAGATATCTGGTACGACTATAAGAAAGACAATAGTTTTGATGAAATCAAGGATGCAGAACTATTAAACATCCGTCTTGATACTCTTGCTAAGGTTGATCCATTTGTTGGTAAGTATTATTCTGTAATGTGGGTTCGTAAGAACATTCTCCAGCAGACAGATGATGACATTGAGGAAATCAATGCTCAAATGCAGGAAGAAGGTCAGATACAGGCACAGATTGATCAGGCTAATGCCGAAGCCATGGCTGTTCAACAGCAACAGGATATGCAGAACCAGATTGCATTTGGTGCCCAGCAACAAATCGCACAGGCAGTAACACAAAAAGAAGTTGATAAGATTGCTGGGCCAGATCAAGGTCCAAGTAAGTCTGAAAAGACTAGTCAAGATCACGAATCCAAGATGATGGATAAGAAGATCGCACTAGAAAAGATGAAGCAAAAGAAATCAGCGCCGCCAGCTAAGGCAGCCAAGAAAAAGACAGTTGCCGAAGAAGCTAAAGATTTAGGTCTAGTGTATGTTGGTTCAGGTAAGTATGCTAATAAAGGTGGTGAAATAACACACCTAAACGAAAACGGTATTCTATTACCTTACCTAAATAAGGATTAAGACTTTGAAAAAAGGTATGTCAGGTGTTGCGACACCTTCCGCACAACAGCTAGCCAAAAAATGGAATCTTACTCTTGCTACTATTGCAAAGAAGATTGTTGCTGGTACTAAAGTTGAGAAAGAACATACCACAAGTTCTAAGCAGGCGGCAGAGATTGCTAGAGATCATATCAATGAGAGACCTGATTACTATGAAAAAATTAAGAAGATGGAAAAGTCTCCTATTGTCAAAGAAGCAAAGCATCCTTTACAAGCTAATTTTGATAAGTATAGAAAAGGTAAACTAAACGAACTTGGTGAATACGACAACAAAGGTGGCACAGTAGATGCCGAAGGATTAACAGATGCCTCTCCTCTTGCTCAAAAGAGACGATCAGTAAAAGAGCAAGGTTATGGCATCAGAAGCTATACGGAGAAACCACTAGTGGAAAAGAAACCTACACCAGACGCTATGCCAACAGGTGCGGATCGTGGTATCTATCAAGAAGCATATAAGTCTAAGGATGAAAAATACGGTTTTAATCATCCTGAAACAGGTAAAAATATCGGAAGAATTATGCCTTCTTACGGAGAGTTTATAACCAGACGAGTAAAAGCCGGTAAAACTCAAAGCGTTCGTATGCGTCACAAGACAAGAGAAGATGCTGAAAAGCATTTGATCCAACATGCCGATACAACAAAACAAACCAATGAAGGTTGGGCATCAGTTGGACATCCATTCACTCGTGATGGTCGTGTAAATCCTAATGCACAGTTTTATGGTGGTAAGCCTAAACAAACCACTACTAAGAATGATGAGAAAGATAATACCTATAAGAACTCAAAGCAGGGTGGTACTAACGTAAACAAGGTTAAGCCTGTTAAGGAAGATGCTGTTACAGTAGCAGCAACCCAGCATATGGACACAGCACAGTCTGGTTATCAACAGTCTGCTAAGCCATCAAGAAGCCGTGTAAATCTAAGAGGCACAACCGCACATGTCAAAGGTGCCGAGTATAGATCAGGAACAGGTTCAGCAAGAGCCTCACTAGGTGCTGGCGGACAGATGAAGCCAACTAGCACTAATGTTCCCACCAGA